AGGGCGCAGAGCCGCGGTTTAGAATTTTCTGCCGATTTTTTGGGGACAGACTCTTTTTTCGGACCTTCCCGCCGATTTGGACCTTCGCCCTGCACGATACCACGGATTACCGCCCAGGAAGTCCAGGAAAGTGCGATCGGCCAGGTCCGAATTTCGGGGGCGCCGCCAGCCGGCCAGGTCCGAAAGGTCCGAAATGATCCGAATCTCGGGTTTATCCGTCTATAGAAAATTTCGCATTGATTTTTTTTCTTCTACTTAACCTGTGTTTATTTGGACCTATTCGGACCTTGAGTGAAAAAAGAGAAGAAAACATAAGAAAATCAAGGGGTTACAGAAGGTCCAAATCAAGGTCCAAATAAGGTCCAAATAGGCCGAAGGTCCGAAAAATCACTTGAAAAAATCCCTCAACTGGCCGGAAACGGGCTGACGGGCAAGAAAAAGCCCCGCGATGGCGGGGCTATTCGGACCTTTTTGGGCTATTCGGACCTTGCTCAGGTCCAAGTTTCGGACCTTTCGGACCTTGTGTTTTTCGTGCTTCTACAGGTCCGTTTCGGCGTACTCGCGGACAGCCGCCGTGTCGAGTTGACCGTCCTTGATGAACTGGTCTGGCGCCATCGACCAGAAGCGCCGGTAGCGTCCGCCAACCCTCACCTTGCCCAGGTAGGTGAAACCCATGTCCGACAGAATTTTGTTGAGCTTGCGGGTCTGCGGAATTTCCACGTCGCCGGTGTCGTAGAGGATTTCCACCAGGTCGGTGGCGCTCAGCAGCGTGCGGGAAATGTCGAACCTGGGCGAGGTGGCCAGCACGTCCTCGATGGCCTGTTGTTCTTCGGACTTCGCGAGCATTGCCATGTACCTCTTGGCCCGGCTTTCGGGGGCGCGGTTGCCGACCGAGAAATCCGGTCCGATCTCGTGCTCAAGCAACCAACCGCGAATGGCGCCGGCCGATTCTTCGATCGCCGCGTACAGGTCGTCGTAGTAGCTGGGGTTTTGCACCTTGAACGCATCGAGCGCCAGCTTGGTCTGGAAGCGGCTGAACAGCACGAAGTACCGGCTATCGTTCTCGTTCAGCGGCAAGGCGTCCCGGTAGTTCGTCGCCAGGATGTAGGACGACATGTTGGGCACGTTGTAGGGATCGACCCCCTTGCGGTGAATCTCGATGACGCCGTTAGTGATCAGCGGCTTGATCTGGTTCAGAACGTCATAGCGGTTGTGGCCGTGCAGCCGGATTTCCTCGACGAACACGACCTGCTGGCCCTCGGCCCAGCCGTTGAAGTCGCCTTGAACGGTCTTCGCATTCAGCATGCGCACGTTGTCCGAGCCGAGCACAGCGCCAAGCATGACGCCGAAGAAGGTCTTGCCGTCGCCCTCGGTGCCCTGGATCAACACAGCCCAGCCCGGCCGCTTGCCTGGGTTCTGGACGATGTATGCGATGTAGTCCAGGAAGATACGAGCCTCGCGCTCGTCCGGGAACAGGTGCGTGAAGTGCGCCTTGACCCGCTCGATGTTGCGCAAGTCACGTTTGGTCGGCTTCTCGGGCACCTCGGGTACGTTGCGGTCGGTGTACGTGTTGGCGCATTTCGTGTTGTTGATCGTGAAGATGTCGTCGGCGCCAGGCATGTACAACCTGGCCGATACGACCGGGATTTGGTACAGGTTGAGCGCCACGTCAGACGGCAAGCGCTCAGGCCGGGCGCGACCCTCGGCCACGTCTTGCTTGGTCAACAGGAAGCGTGAGAAGGTCGAGTTAAAACCCTTCTCGGTCATTACCGCCTTGGTCCTGACGTTGAAGAACTTGTCCTCGCCGCTCACGTAGACCCAATCTTCCAGCCAGTGCGGCACGTTGCGCACTTCGGGGTTCTCGTAGCGCAGCATGTCCCGCGCATCGCGGATGGCCAGCGTTTGACCCGTGACAAGCTTGAATTGCTTTTGCAGCTTACCCACCAGGCTCGCCCTGGTCGGTATGTCGAGTTCGGTCTTCTTGATGCGGCTGGCGACTTCCTTGAGCTTGGCCAGCGTGGTCGCCTCGTCGAGCGCCTTGTTGAACTCGGCCACCGTCTCGGTGGCGAGCCTTTCCTGGTGCTCATTGGCCAGCTTGATGATCAGCCGAGCCGTGATGGGGGCGCGACCCTTGTTGTCGATCGAGAGATTGCCCTTGGACCACTTCTGCTCGATCTCGTCCGCGTCGTACTCGTCCGGGTATGCCTGCTCGGACCAGATGTGCCAGAGTTCTTTGCCGCGATCGCCACCGTCGTACTGGTGGTAGAGCGCCATGCCGACTTGCAGCCAGCCGTCGTAGTCTGGCTGGGGCGGCACCATCAACAGCTTGGCGTGCAGTTCCTCGTCGCTGATATCGACTTTGCTCGTGTCTTCGAGGAACACATCACGCACTGGCGTGCGCACGATCTCACGCGAGGCGGACGATTTTCTCTTTTCTTCCCAACGCCGCTGTACAGCCTGGTCTTCGAACTCGGCGATGATGGCCTGGGCCTGTTCGGGCGTGAGCGTTGGCAGTTCGTCGTGTGGCGTGACGTGCGGGCCGTCCTTGTAAAGCCATTGGAAGGGTTGCTGCGTCTCGGGATGGATGTGGAAGGCCACGAACTGCTGGCCGTCGCACAGGATTTCGACCTGGTTCTTGCGACCGTTCTCGTCGATGAAGATGCGAGACGACATCTTCGAGAACGGCTCGTCGGTGCGGAACATCAGCAGCCGCTTTGGCGCTTCGCCCACGCGCACAGGCGCCATGCCGACGTGGGTATGGACCCATTCTTCCATGTGCTGCGCCAGGCCCTCGTCCCGGATGTCTAGGTCAACGGCGGGCGTGTGTTCCGTGATCAAACCAACACCGCAACGGCCGTATCCGTCCTTTAGCCACTCGTCGAGCTTGGAGCGGTCAGCCCTGATGCTCTCCCAATCCTTGAACAGCGGGCGCTTCTCGCCACGCTTGATGGGGATGATGTCGTAACCTGCGTCAATCAAAAGGGCGCCATATTGCGCCAAGAAGCCTTTCGTTTTGGCGGAATTCATCGGTCCTCCGGGGAAGAAACAACGGCCGTCCGGCCTGGGTGCCCGGTGGGCCTACATGTCGCCGTAGACTTCAGGGTTCAGCACACTGCGCGGAATGACGCCGACGCCGATCACCTTCTCGATCGCCTTTATGATGTGGACCGGCACACCGTTGTCCATGGCACCGGCTGCGATCATCGTGTTCAGCGTGTTCTTGTGCATGCCGATCCGTTGCGACAGCACACTGATCGAACCTTCCGGCGTTGCGAGAACAGCGGCCAGGCGCAGGATGAATCGCACGCGAGCGCGTGCCTGATCCTTCTTCGGCAGCCCCTCGATCCACGCCGGAAATGTGATTTTCATTCCTTGCATTTGATTTTCCTTCAACGGAAATTACTTGGCTTTACTTGTGTATAGTACAGCATATCCAGTATCGCGTGGCGCTGTTACAAATTTTAGTCCCGAATCACTTGACTGCCAACAACAAATTGTTGTCTAATCACTTCCACGTTGACACCCAACGCGAACCTACTTCCCTTTACGGAGCATCTATGAGCCTCGAACAAGCGATCCAAGCCAACACCGAAGCGATCAACCGTCTGATCGAAGCCCTGAGCAACGGTAAGTCGGTTGCCGAGTCCAAGACCGTCGAAGCTGCCGAACCCGAAGCCAAGCAGGCCCGTCGCGGCCGTCCGCCCAAGGCCGAAGCCGAAGCCAGCCAGCCCGTCAGCAAGTACACCGCTGAGGAAGTGAAGGCGGCTGCCGTGAAGGTGAAGTCGGAGAAGGGCGCCAAGGTCGCCAAGCAACTGATCAAGGATCACGGTGCTGAGCAGTTGGCCGACCTGAAGCCCGAGCAGTTCGACGCCTTCATCAAGGCCTGCGAGGCGGTGCTGAACGGCGGCGACGACGAGGGTGAGGAAGAAGACGACCTGTAATCGACCGTGACAGGCAGCCGGGCCGACGCCCGGCGCCTATTGGTGGACCCGCTGTTGCAACGCTTGCCCCTCCCACCTGCGAAGCACGAGAGCGAGCAGCGACGACAGCCCCGCCCCCGAGCGCGTGCCGCCGCCCTGTCGTCAATGACCCTCGTGCGGCGACAGCGGGTCCACCAATAGGCGCGATGCCTACCGAGCCGACAATGTTTGAATCGCTCCTGCTCAACTTCATAGCCAAGCACTACCGCGACGCTGCCCACTCGATCTTCTCACCGAGTGGGTCGCACATGTGGATGAATTGCCGAGGCTCGCTCATTCCGAATTTGCTTGCGCCGGACAGTGCCGGTTTCGAAGCGGCCGAGGGCACCGTGGCGCACAGCGTCCACGAGGAATGGCTGAAGACTGGCGAGAAGCCGGTCCACATGCTCGGCCGCGTCGAGCGCGTGCAGGAAGGCAACCAGGTCTTCGAGATTGAGATCGACCGTGAAATGCTCAACCACGTTGAGGAATCGGTCGATCGGCTGATCAACCTACCTGGCAAGCATTACGTTGAGAAGAAAGTCTATTTTTCGCGCCTGACGCCGATCCCGGACCAGGGCGGCACGGCCGACTTTTTCGCGTGCCAGCCAGGTAAGCTGATCGTCCGCGACTACAAGCACGGCAAAGGCGTGCGGGTCGATGCCGAGAACAACAGTCAGGCGCTCCTGTACGCCCTGGGCGTTTTCTACGAGTGGGACGAGGAATATCACTTCGAAGAAATCGACATCGGCATCCACCAGCCGCGCCTGGATAACTTCTCGTACTGGACAATCAGCCGCAAAGACCTGCTGAAGTTTGCCAAGCGTGTGAAGGTCGCGGCGCATGACGCCTGGCGCCTGAACGCCCCGCTGTCGCCGTCCGAGAAAGCCTGCAAGTTCTGCAAGGTGAAGTCGAACTGCCCGGCCTTTGCGAAGATGGCCGAGGACATCGACGCCGAAGCCTGGTCGGACCTGACCGACCCCATCGAATCCGATCGCGTGTCGGACGTGATCGACACTGTGGATACAGGGCTGTTCGATCCCTCGTTCAAGCATCCGCAGATGCTCGAAACTCGCCACCTGGCGCGATTGCTGCCGCTGCGCTCGATGTTCGAGAACTGGTTCGCGGCCGTCGAGACCGAATTGGAAAGCAGGGCAAACGCTGGCGAGAAGATCGAAGGCCACAAGCTGGTCGAGTCTCGCACTCAGCGTGTCATCGCTGACCAGAAGAAGGCCGTTGCCCGCATGCGCGAGGCCGGCTTCGACGAGTTCGAACTGTACAAACTGAGTTTCCTGTCGCCGGCGCAGCTTGAAGAACTGCTGCGCGGTCGCGGCATGAAGAAGAAGGAAGCCGTTGAGTTTCTGGCTGATGTCGTGCGCAAGCCGCCCGGCAAGCCGTGTCTCGTACCGGAGAGCGATCCGCGACCCGAGTACAATCATCCCGACGAGGGCGTCTTTGATGACCTGTAGTCGGCTTTTCCCTTGAACCCCCGACTTTGTGAGGCCCTGAAATGGCGAAGCTGCAAATTGTTAAGCAAGTCGAGAACGCGATTCTGTACCAGGATAGCGAAGGCAACCCCTACATCCGCCTGGACAACGTTCGTGCTTCTTACCCGTTTATCGGCACCCCTTCGGAAGGCGAAGACGACAACGGTGAAGTGTCGAAGAAGTGGCGCATCGTCGGCATGCTGCCGAAGAAGACGCACGGCGAAGCCAAGGAACTGGTCGTCGATGTCATCAAGCGCCTGATGGCCGATAACGCCAATGTTCCCAAGGAGCGCTGGTTCATCAAAAACGGCGACGAGGCGGAAGACGAAAACATGCACGGGCATTGGCTCGTGTCGGCCGCTGACGGCCGGTATCGTCCGAAGGCTCGTGACGAGCACGGGCGTGTCATCGACGACATCGACGAGATCGATGACAAGTTCTACGGCGGCTGCTGGGTGAACATACTCATTCGCCCCTGGTTCTTCGATGGCAAGTCCAGGAAGTCCAAGAGGCCCTTGCCGAAGCGCGTTTGTGCAGGCATCACGTCGGTCATGTTTGTCAAGGACGACAAGCCGTTTGGCGCCGGCCGCGTCGATGATGACGAGGTTTGGGGCACTGGCGACAGTGGTGCCTTCGACAGCGACGACGATGACGACGATCTCTGATCACCCCTAGGACCGCTATGTGCGGGTTTGCCCGGCTTTTGCCGGGCTTTTTTCACCGTGAGGGGGATCATGCGATATTCCGACAAGCGCCCAACTGCTGTCTTCGATATCGAGTGCTACCCGAATTACTTTTTGATCTACTTCCGCAACGTTGAAACGCTGAAAGGGAAGTATTTCGAGGCGTACCCGACGCTCGGCCTCGACCTGGATATCGAGGGCATCCAGAAGATCATTCGCAAATACCGCCTCGTCTCGTTTAACGGCAACAGCTATGACGTGCCGATGCTGACGCTGGCGCTGTCCGGCGCCAGTTGTGGTGAACTGAAGCGAGCGAGCGATACCATCATCCAGGCCGACATGAAGGCCTGGGAGTTCTACGAGCACTATGAGTGCCAGCCGCCGAAGGCGCTCGACCATATCGACTTGATCGAGGTCGCCCCTGGTCAAGCCAGCCTGAAAATCTACGGCGGCCGCATCCATTCGCGGCGTATGCAGGATTTGCCGTTTGATCCTGACGACGAGATCACGCCCGAGAAGCGCTCCAAGCTGATCGAGTATTGCGGCAACGACCTTCAGACGACGATCGACCTATGGGAAAGCCTGAAGGCGCAGATTGACCTGCGCGTGGCCATCAGTGAGCAATACGATCTGGATGTTCGATCGAAGTCCGACGCGCAGATCGCTGAGGCGCTGATCAAGCACGAACTGGAAGCGATGACCAACCGCCGCGTGAAGCGGCCCGAGGTGCGCAGCGGTACTTTCCTGTATCGTCCGCCAGAGTTCATGCGGTTTCGATCCCCTGAACTTCAGGAGATGTTTCGCCGTGTGTGTCGGGCCGGTTTCGTCGTGCGGCGCAACGGGCGCGTGGAAATGCCTGCCGAGCTTGAGAATTACGCCGTGAGGATTGGTGACGGCGTGTACCGCATGGGTATCGGCGGCCTGCATTCCTCAGAGGAAAGACGCACGATCTATGCCGACGATGAGCACGACCTGATCGACAGCGACGTGACCAGCTACTACCCCAGCATGATCATCGTGAATGAGTTCATTCCTCGACACTTGGGGCGCAACTTCCTGAAGGTCTACGAGGGGTTCTATCGCAAGCGCCTGGCCGCCAAGGCCTCGGGCGACAAAGTGGTGGCCGATTCCTTCAAGATCGTGCTGAACGGCTCTTTTGGAAAGCTGGGCAGCCCGTACTCGATCCTTTACTCGCCTGACCTGATGATCCAGGTCACGGTCACGGGTCAGCTATCGCTGCTGATGCTCATCGAAGACCTGGAATCCCGTGGCATTCGCGTGGTCAGCGCGAACACCGATGGCATCATCTCGTTGGTGCCGAAGCGACTTCGCAGCGTTTACGAGATGGTCATTTTCGATTGGGAATGCGCAACCGGAATGGGCATGGAGTTCACGGAGTATGCAGCCGTCTATTCGGCCAACGTGAACAACTACATCGCCATTACGAAGGATGGGAAGGCCAAGCGCAAAGGTTTGTACGCACCGAGCGGCATGAGCAAGAACCCGTCTGCCGAGATCAGCACCGAGGCCGTGGTCGAGTATCTGACGAAAGGCACGCCGATTGAACAGACCATCGAGCGTTGCGAGGACATCCGCAAGTTCGTCACGATCCGCCAGGTGCGCGGTGGCGGCATGAAGGGCGATCAGTATCTCGGTAAGGCTGTGCGCTGGTACTACGCCGAGGGCGAGCAAAGCGGAATCACCTACAAGTCCAACGGCAACATGGTGCCGAAGTCGGTTGGCGCCAAGCCGCTGATGACGCTTCCCGACGAGTTCCCCGACGACATTGACTACGAGTGGTACGCCCGCGAGGCATATGCGATCCTGGACGACCTGGGCGTTGAGTTCGTCGATCCCTATTACGCCGGGCGCTCTGGCGTGAAGCATGCCAGGCTGCCTGAGCAGAAGAACATCCACCTGGTCGATATGGCGAACGGGGTTGCCCTTTGCGGCAAGGCGCCCCCAGGGCCTCGGGTGCGTTGGATCGAGTTTAATCGTCTTCCTGACGGGCATCGTCTTTGCCCGAAATGTCGGCGCGAGGACACGCTATGAGCGACGATTACCTTATCGATCCCATGCTCGAACGCGAGGTCGAACGGCCAGCGAAAGAGTACGCACGAAAACGGGGCTGGTGGGTAGCTAAGTTCGTTTCGCCTGGGCTGAAAGGCGTTCCCGATGACGTGTTCATCCGCAATGGGCGGGTGATCTGGATCGAGTTCAAACGGCCCGGTAAGCCGCTGCGACTTCAGCAGGAGAAGCGTGTCCGCGAGATGCGCGAGCACGGTGCCGAGGTCTATCTGATCGACAATCTAGCCGACGCTTTTGAAATTCTGCGATGAATCATTTCAAGATCGACGAATTCCTCAAGGAGAAGTTTGCTCATGTTGAGCTTGAGCGGGAACAGATGCACGAATACCAAGACGGCATTGCCGTCCCTTTCCTGCTCAAGAATCCCTTCAGCGCACTTTTCGTTGACCTGGGCTTGGGTAAGACGATCATCAGCCTGACGGTCATCGCTGACCTGTTGGATCGAATCGAATTCGAACGCGCCTTGGTGATCGGCCCGGTTCGCGTCGTGTATCAAACCTGGCCTGCCGAAATCCCGAAATGGCGTCATACCGCCTGCCTCGATTGGGCGTTGATTCGTGACGAGGAATTCCAGAAGGCGATTCGCGAAGCCGGGCGGATCGCTCGTGCGCCCATCGTGGCCGCAGCACGAGAGGAAGCGATTCGTCGGGGTTTTGACCCTGACCTGGACCCGCAGCACACTCAGCAGGTGGTTAACGAATTCGTGAAGCTGCATCGGGAGCAGATCGAGCTTGCTCGACGCCAGGCCGCCCGCGTGGAGATTCGCAAGGCCACGATGCGCAACCCAGCGAATGTGCATCTGATTAACCGGGAGCAAGTTGAGTTTCTGGTCGCAGCATGGGGCCGGGATTGGCCATACGACGTTGTGATAATTGACGAATCGTCTGGCTTTGGTGATCACCGCACCAAGCGGTTCAAGGCACTGCGCCGCGTGCGCCCCCTGATCAAGCGGCTTCACGAATTGACAGCGACACCTGCCGCCGACGGCTACATGAAGCTGTTCGGCCAAATCTACCTTCTCGACGAAGGCAAGCGCCTGGGAAAGAGCGTGACTCGCTACCGGGATCGCTACTTCATCCGTGGCTACGACGGCTTCTCCTGGAAGTTGAGGCCCGGTGCCGAGGAGGAAATCGCTGAGAAGATCGCGGACATCTGTTTGACGTTGCGCCGTGAGGATTATCTGAAGGATTTGAAAGACCCGATATACAACCTTCGGTACATCAAACTCGGTGCTGAGCAGATGGAGCTATACCGCTCGATGGAGCGAGAGTTCGTCGCTCAGTTGCCGGATGGCGCCGAGATCGAGGCCCAGAGCGCCGCCACGCTGTCGAGCAAACTGCTGCAACTCGCCTCGGGCGCCGTCTACGACAGCGAAAAGACGATTCACTATGTTCACGATGAAAAGGTTAAGGAGTTGCAGCAGTTAGTGGACGAATCGGGCGGCAAACCACTACTGGTCGCTTATTGGTTCAAATCTTCGTTACAGCGCATAAAGGAAGCTTTTCCGAAGGCCGTCGTGATGGACGAAAAGGGCCACGCGGTGAAGGACTGGAATAAGGGGAAAATCCCAATGCTGCTGGTCCATCCTCAGAGCGCCGGGCACGGATTGAACCTTCAAAAGGGTGGAAACCATCTCGTATTTTTTGATATTCCCTGGTCCCTTGAGCTATATCAACAAACAATCGGTAGGTTGGACCGCCAAGGTCAAACCGAGGTCGTGGTGATTCATCATTTGATCGTCAAGGGCACTATTGAGGAACATGTTGTGTCTTGCCTACGTGACAAGCGCGACATGCAGGAAATGCTTTTCCGTTTCATCAAGGCGATCCGACGATCATTTTCTCGGGACATTCGACCACACGATGTTGTCGGATAGCCCGAAATGGAGTCTAATGCACTTTGGTCTTGCAAAGTGCCCCAACGCCGTGTTGTATGCCGGCCAAAATTGTTGTCGGCAGGGGCAAGACCAATGGCAAGAAAGGCGGCCGGAACAGAAGGGTTCGTCAAGAGGTTGAATCAGGCGTGTGATGATGTGCCGCACATCATTCCGCCTCACGGTGAGGGCCGACAGATCGTCCTTGCCAAGAAGATGGGTATGTCTCAAGAGGGGGTGAGAAAATGGTTTGCGGGCGAAGCGATGCCGCGCCGAGAGGCGATGCGAAAACTGGCGCAACTGCTGGAAGTCGAAGAACCATGGTTGGCGCTCGGCATAACGCCCGAAATTACCGAAGCCGAAAAAAGAGTGAATGCAAGAAACGTGGAAGGTGCGGTCTTACTCGTGATGGGTCTCATGATGCTGGCTGGCGCTCAAGTCGCACAGCCGGGAGATCGAGACCCAAACAAGGGGTTCGTTGACTTTTACGCGATTATGCGAGGTATTCAGTTCGCGATGCACGTCTCGCTGGCCCGTCGCATTTCTGAGGGGCATTATCGGGTGATCGTGCCTCGCGAGTATGCCCATACTCGCTTGGTCGGCGTGATCCCTGTAGGAAAGGGACGATTCGAGTTCATCGACATGCCTACGCGCATGGTGAGCGAGCACAAGATGCGAAAGTCCGGTGGTTTTGTTGTAACGGTAAATCGCATTGATGGCCGTTATGTAACCGGGTCGCACACTTGGCAACGAATCAGGAATTTCGAGGAACTGGCATGACTGATCTTGAAATCAGTTGGGTCGCCTTGAAGGACGTGCATCAGCATTACGGGTTTAGCTCTCTTGGCGCAGCCCGCAATGCTGTCGCCGCAGGGCGGTTCCCTGTGCCCACGTACAAGATGGGCAGATTGATTGTGATCGACAAAGTGGTTCATGATGAATTTTTTAGGCGCAAACGAGAAGCGGCTTTGCGTGCTCTCGATAACAACAATCGAGGGAGTTAACACCAATCGGGAGAGCGTATGACGACTCGTAAATCCGCCCCGAAAGCGATCGGCCTTGGGAATCTGCTGAACGACGACATCACCAGGTCGATCATTTATGAGGGTGTTACCAAATCGCAACTCGCCCAAATTTTCAATATCGATAAACGCGATATTGATCGCAAACTGTACGGCCTGAAGCCGTGTGGCAAGCGACACGAGTTTGACATTTACAAGCTGTCGGAAGCGGCAGCTTATCTTGTGCCGCCGAAGGCGAAGGACATCGAAGAAGCCATCAAGCGGATGAAGCCTTCGGATTTGCCGCCGTCGCTGTTGAAGGAATATTGGGCCGGCCAACACGCCAGGCTCAAGTTTGAGCGGGAGAATGGTGACAGTTGGCCGACAGCCGCCGTGGTTGAAC